GAGAACAACCTGCGCCAAAGAAGCGCTTTCGCATAGAGGCAGACGATGATGCCAGTGGCGCTGTCGGCAAGGTAGAAGACAAGAAGGCTATGCGTCAGGCTAAGTACGGTGCCAAGGATCTAGAGTCTGACCCAATGCGTAACCGTTCACAAAAGCCAGAGTCAGAGTGGAGCACCAAGGATCTTGTTTCAGAGTTTGGATCCTTGCTTAACCTCAGCCCTGCTCGTGATGTTCCTATGCAGCTTAACACTCAGCAGCTTGCTATCTGGATCAACAAGATGGTTAAAGAAGGCGTGACTAGACAACAGATGCTTTCAGCTATTAGAATGTTCTTTGAGGACCCACGCAATCTGAACGACCCAGGAATTGGTGTTCAGATCTGGCGCAGGTTCGTGGCTTACTACCCAACCGCACATGGTTTGGTTACTCGTGAAGAGCTTCCTACATCCTATGTGGATGAGGAGTTCAAGGCTCAGCAAGAAAAGATGCTCAAACTACTAGGAGGCAAGTAATGTACGACCTGAATAAGATCGCACCAAGCATCCGTCACAGGATTCTAAGGGCCAACCTTCCTATGAAGTCTCTTGGTATGGAGCTCTCAGACCTCGACAATGGCCCTGCTGTGGCTAAGGTCAAAATCTGGATGGAGCAGGTCCGCTCTGGAGTGGTCATTAAAAGCCCTGGAAGCCCCTCTAGCGGGCTTGGACTCCTACTAGTAGGGTTACCAGGTCACGGCAAGACAACACTAGCCTCTGTGGCCGTCCAAGAGCTTATTCGGACAATGCCCTTTGATATGGAGCAGCCTGGTCTATTCTTAGACTACCCAAAGTTCCTACGACTTGAGAAGAGTGCCTTTTCCGACAACACGTTGGAAGATGAACTCAAAAGAATTTACGGAGATGATCGTCATTCAATCCCGTTGTTTATCTTAGATGACCTCGGTAAAGAATATAAAACACAGGCTGGTTGGGCAGAGAATGTTTTTGACGCTTTGATTCGTGCACGCTTTAACGCAGGGCTTCCAACAATCATTACTACAAATGTTCGTACAGAAAGTTGGAGACGTACGTACGGTGAACCAATGGCAAGCTTTGCCCATGAAGCATTCATGTGGGTTGAGGTAGAATCTGATAAGGGGGATTTACGCAAATGAAAGTACCTGATATGTCTTGGATGATTACACAGATCTTTTTATCTGATACGGGTGTGCACGAAGTGCATGTTCATCAGGATACGCATAAGCTGCGGTGCAATTGCTCTGGGTACAACACCCGTACCAGCTGCAAGCATACACGATTTGTAAAAGATAAAATGGAGAAGAACAACGGAATCTATCCAGTTGAGATCTCTAACAAGGTTGATCGTTACGAAAGCCGTATCGCTTCCGAAGATCCGATAGCATTTAGAGAATTGCTGGTAAACTACGGCAAGATCGTAGCTCTGTAAATATGCGCGGGGGCGATATATCTAACGAGATTCCTATGAGAGTACTCGTTGCTTTAGATTGCATTCTAGATAGGCAACTAAAGTTTAATAGAGTGCTTGGTATACAGGTGCCGTATCAAGAAGTTACTTACAGTCGACAAGCTTTGTCTAGCTTTTGGCGGTTCAGAGAAAAGAATGATTACACCTTAGAACTAGTTGGGTTTGAACATTCACAGAAAGAAATGGATGCCGTGCTTGAGGATCTAGATAATCTAGGCACCAATCCGTTTAACTATTCAAAAGCTTATAATGTAGTTGCAGATCTTGTAGCAGAGCTTCCTTATAGGCCAGAAGTAAAGTATGTAATTGATGTTAGTTCTCGTGGCATGCGCTACGGGCACTGGTTTTTAGATGAGGGGGCGATGCATGGCAGCAAATAATGAAGAGCGCTTGCTTTCCAAAGCCATTCGTAACAGGGATATAAGACCCCTTGTTGAGTCTGGTGTACAGGAAGACTGGTTCTTTAATGACATGAACCGACAGGTGTGGAAGTTTGTTATTAAACATAACGAGAAGTACGGAGAAGTTCCTACTGCCGTTACTGTCAAAGAAAACTTTCCTACCTACACTCTACATGCTGTAGAGGATAGTGTCGAGTATCTTATTGATCAGTTGGTAGAGTATCGAAAGCGTCAAAAGACTATCGATACTTTGCTTGAGGCTCAGCAGTCTGTACAGCAGGGTGATCACAACGCAGCTATTCAGACGATGAGCTCTGCGGTACAGTCGCTTCTTAACGACAACACCAGAGAGTCTAACGACGAGAACCTCAGCGAAAACCCGCTAGAACGTTACGATGAGTACTTGAGTATCAAGACTCGTCCTAATGGGTTGCTTGGTATCTCTACAGGGTTTAAGACTATCGATGACATTACTGCCGGATTACTTAAGCAACAGCTGTGGACTATAGTGGCCCCGCCTAAGACCGGTAAGTCCGTGCTAGCTATGCAGATGGCTATCCGTGCACAGGATGAAAACCTTAAGGTTATGTTTCAATCATTTGAGATGACAGCAAGAGAAATGAAAACGCGTTACGATGCTATGCGTGCACATATCTCCCACGGTCGTTTGATCCGCGGTGCTCTTAGACCAGAAGAAGAAAAGAGTTACCGAGATCATCTAAGCGAAATTCGCCAAGAGTTCTGGATGCCAGACAACATCGCAGCTAGAACTATAACCGGACTGTCAGCAAAGATTGAGAAGTTTAAACCGGACATTGTATTTGTTGACGGTATGTATCTTATGATGGACGAAGAGACCGGAGAGACTGAGAGCGAACGTTCATTGCGTAGTCTTACACGTAACATGAAACGTGTAGCTCAGCGTTACGATGTGCCTGTTGTAGTTAGTACTCAGGCTTTGCGTTCTAAGATGCGTGGTGGAAAAGTAACTGCAGACTCTATTGGTTACACATCATCGTTCTTACAGGACTCAGATATTGTTCTAGCTTTACAACGTCAGGATGAGGAAGATGATTCATCTAGATCTTTAACAGTAGCAGCAAGTCGTATTTCAGGTATGGGTTCAACAGATCTTATGTGGGATTGGGAGGAGGGACGCTTTGAAGAGTATGCAGCTTTCAGTGGCATTAAGTCCGTTTGATGGGACACAGCTGTGCACAGATTACAACACTGATATCTTCTTTCCAGAAGAGTACGGTGACGAGGATGTGGCGCAAGCTAAGAGCATCTGTAATGATTGTTGGATCAAAGACAAGTGTTTGTCCTTTGCTCTTAGCACCAATGAAAAAGAGGGCGTATGGGGTGGCACCACTCCTGTAGAACGTAGACGTATTAAGCGCAGGGTAAAGAAATGATGGACCTTCGCGGGGAACCTATTCATATCTGTATATGCGGTTCCAAGTTGTGGAACATACAGGCTATGTTTGAAGACTATGAAGTGTCGATGTACTTTACGGATATGGAATGTGCGCTCTGTGGCTCTAAAGCTACAGCGCCCACACTTCCAGATAAACCAGGGTGGGAGAGGGAGGACTGATGTACGCGGAGGGTTCAGTAGAAGGCGTGCTTCTTAACTTAGGTATTGAAGTTACGCAGCGTGGCGATGAGTTGCTTGGGCTATGTCCTATGCACTTAGAGCGAACCGGTCGAGAGGATAGTAATCCTTCTTGGTCTATGAATGCTGAGAGTGGTGTTCATCATTGCTTTTCTTGTGGGTACAAAGGCACCTTGCTAACTCTTGTTGGTGAGATCAAAGAGTTCACCACAACATGGGGACGTGTAGACTTTGAGGCTGCCAAGGAATGGTTACGCAATAATGTCGAGGTTAACTTCGAGTATCTTGCACGCCAGCTAGAGGAAGCTCGCAACAGCTACATCCCTATCCCTGCACCTGTGGGGATGAGTGAGGCACGGCTGGCAATTTTTGACAGCGTAGCACCTGATTGGGCTTTATCTGCTAGAGGTTTGACAGAGGATGCTTGTGTTCTTTACGGTGTAAAGTGGAACCCTAATAAGAACTCTTGGATCACACCTATCAGAAACCCTAACGGCTTTAAGCTGATGGGTTGGCAAGAGAAGAGTCAGACAGAGCGCTTCTTTCGTAACAGGCCTACAGGTGTAGCTAAGTCAAAGACATTGTTTGGTCTTGAGTTGTTTAAGTCAGGAACAATGATCGTTGTAGAGTCTCCGCTAGACGCAGTCAAGCTCTCATCAATGGGAGTTTTTGGTGCGGTATCTACTTTTGGCGCATCTATTAGTGATGATCAGCTACAGCTTATGAAAGCTGCGGACAAGCTGATCTTTGCTATGGACAATGATGCTGCAGGTAGAAAAGCTTCGGCAGATATGCTTGAGCGTACACGTAAAGAGGGTATGGAATGCTGGTTCTTAAACTACCAGGGCAGCGAGTATAAGGACATTGGCGACATGCCAGAACATTTGGTACACTATTGCTTAGAGGGTTCAAAACATTCTGTATTTGGAGAGGCAGCATTCTTATGACACACGATGAACTACTAGAAGAAATTACTGCATACGAACGCAGGACTTGCAACTCAGCAAGAGATGACTCAACTTGTATTTCGTTACATCCTTTGGCTAGGTCTCTTCGTGCAGTAGTGGAATTGCATTACCCTATAATTCATGCTTTGCCTGATGAAACATGTCGGGCTTGTCAAGATTTATATCCTTGTCCAACCATTCAGGCTATTGAGAAGGAGTTAGGTAATGGATAAATCAGAAGAAAAACTTCCAGGATATAAGCAAACCCCGCCAGATTGGTGCGATGATTGTGCGGGAAATCCAGGAGAGGTGTGCCCAGATTGTGGATGCACACACAATTGTTGAAGGCTATTGAAAAGGAGTTGCTATGATCATCGGACTAACAGGGTACGCACAGTCAGGTAAAGATACCGTGGCTAAGATTCTTGTAGAAAAGTATGGCTACACTCGTGTTGCTTTTGCAGATAGGATCAGAGAGTTCTTATACGACATGAATCCAATGGTAGATACCGTGGCATTTGAACCTATCTTTCTTAAAGAACGTGTAGATAGAGATGGTTGGGAAGTGGCTAAGAAAAACCCACACATTCGTCGTGCCTTACAGAACGCAGGAGTATCTGCTCGTAAAGTTTTTGGAGAAGACTTTTGGGTAAACGAGGTACTTAAGAGTATTGATCCGGCAGATAACATTGTTATCACTGACGTTAGGTTTACAAATGAAGCCGAGACTATCAAGCTCATTACTCAGTTTACCGGACAACCATCACAGATCTGGCGTATCAAACGTCTTGGAGTAGAGGCTGTGAATGCTCATGTATCTGAGTCACAGATGGACGACTATCCTGTAGATCAAATCTTTGCTAACAACGGAACCGTAGAAGATCTAGAAATTATGATCAAGACAAGAATGCAGGGGTTAGTTTTAAATGGCTAAAGCATCTATTGATTATAATGTTGTTAAAGAGCTTCCTGAAAGATTTTGGGATAAGGTAAACAAGACAGACACTTGTTGGTTATGGACCGGTAAGATCGATGATGGGTATGGGCGCTTTTCTTACAAGGGGGTCACCTACCTAGTGCACCGACTAGTTGTTGCAGTGCTCATAGAACCAGTAGTTATTGGAATGGTTATTGACCACACTTGTAGGGTCCGTAACTGCTGTAACCCGGATCATCTTCGTCAGGTAACTATATCTGAGAACACTAAGAATTTGAAACGACAAGACGATCCAACTACCTGTGTTAATGGACACCCATTGTTTGGCGAAGCTGCGCAGGTTCATATTAGTGAACGACGTACACGTCATAACGGTGGTACTACTTCTATTACCTGCAAGGTATGCAACTCAGTACGTAGACTAGAGCATGTGTCTCCAATAGAGGAGCTCGTGTAATGTGGTCCTGGGTACTGGCTTGCATCGGTGTGTTTGGCATCTACTTTGTTGGTAGAAAAACAGTGTGGGGTTGGCTAGTCCTATTAGCAAACGAAGTTATTTGGATTGTATATGCAGTGTCTACAAAGCAGTATGGTTTTATTGTGTCAGCTATAGCGTATGCTATCGTGTACGTCCGTTCATTTATTCACTGGAGACAAGACGCGTGAGTTTTACAGGAACACTTTTACCTTATCAAGTTGAGGCCGTAGAGGCTATGGTGGCACGCAAGAAGATGCTTGTAGCCTACGACCTTGGCTTGGGTAAAACTGTCCTGACTATCGCTGCTATTGAAGAGCTTAAAGACCTTGGTAAGATAACTGAGCCAGGTATTATTATTTGCCTATCCTCATTGAAGTATCAGTGGGCCGAACAGATTAGGAAATTTACAGATGACGCTGCAAACGTTGTGGTCATTGATGGAACGCCAAAACAACGAGCCATCCAATACGGGGAAGCGGTCGACTGGGGGCATTCGCTCATTGATTACGTCGTTCTTAACTATGAGCAGGTTGTTAACGACTGGGACTATGTTCAACATCTCGCAAGAGGATTCGTCGTCTGCGATGAAGCAACAGCCATCAAAAGTTTCAGATCAAAACGATCAAAGCAAGTAAAGAAGCTAACTAGCCAAGTTAAGTTTGCTCTCACCGGTACACCTATCGAGAACGGTAAGCCCGAAGAACTATACAGCATCATGCAGTTTGTAGACCAGAAGGTACTGGGCCGGTTTGATTTGTTTGACAAGACTTTTATTGTTCGTAATCACTTTGGTGGAGTAGAGAAGTATAGGAACCTTCCTACATTAAATAAAGCTATGGCAGAAGCTAGTGTTCGTAAACGTCAACAGGATCCTGATGTAGCGCCTTATCTTCCAGACACTATCTTTGCTGAGCCTATCCGTGTGCCGTTTGATAACGCTGGAGCAAAGCTCTATAACATCATTGCCAGAGAGATCTTGGAAGACCTTGAGCAAGCTATAGATAACTACGGGTCATCGTTTGATTTGTTCTCTCACTATACCGGAGAGAGTCAGAACGAGGCTGCCAATGCCCTCAAGGGTAAGATCATGTCTAAACTAACAGCATTAAGAATGCTTTGCGATGCCCCAGCTTTGCTTAGCCATTCAGCTGGTCGTTACCGTAAAGACGGAGACGCAGGTTCTAAGTACATAGCTGATCTAGATGAAGGTGGAAAGCTTGCTAGCCTAAAGGCTCATCCAAAAGCTGATGCATTGCGACGCTATGTAGCAGAGTTCCTAGATGTTAATGATCAGAATAAGGTTGTTATCTTTACTAGCTATGTATATATGGTTAAGCTGCTTGAACAAAGTCTTGAAGAGTATCAGCCACAAATTTATACGGGAGAACTAGATGCTAAAGCTAAAGAGGTTGCTAAGGTCACTTTCCAAACTGACCCAAGTTGCCGTGTACTTATTAGTTCTGACGCCGGTGGCTATGGCGTGGATCTCCCTCAGGCTAACCTACTTATTAATTACGATCTTCCGTGGAACGCAGGTCTGGCGCTACAACGTAATGGGCGTATACGAAGGGCCTCTAGTACTTGGCCTTCAATTGTTATTCAAGACTTCTTAATGGAGGGCTCCATAGAGGAGCGACAGCACGACATGCTGCTTCAAAAGAATGCAGTAGCCGATGCCATTATGGATGGTGAGGGTATTAACTCTGCTGGGGGTGTGGAGTTAAACTTGGGAAGCCTTAAGGCGTTCTTACAGACTACTATGGTTTAAAATATTCTTTATGCCAAACGCACCTAAGACCCCAACCCGTACCATCCGGGTATCTAATGAGCTCTGGACCTCTGTCAAAGACAAGGCCGAGATCGATGGCCGTACTGTTACGGACGTAATCATCTCTGCCCTAAAAGAGTATGTGAAAGTGGATTTGCAAGACTAAAACATCTGTGCTATATTGTTTAATAGGGGGGTAAATATGCCAAATGTAATTGAAAGAAACTTGCCTAGTGAAGGCAATCCAATTGTAAGCAAGGTACGTAAGTATGTTAATTTACGTAGCCGCATAGAAGACCTGACTAAGGAACAGTCTAGTCTTAAGACGGAGCTATCAGATCTCGTTGATAACGAGGGTACTCCTGATGAGAAGGGCCATATCTGGTACTCGCTACCAGAAGAAGTAGATGGCTATCAATCCTTACAGCGTCAACGTCGTGTAACTCAAAAGCTTGATGAAGATACTGCTCGTGCAATCCTAAAGCAAAAGGGTCTTACTGACCGCTGCTATAAGCTTGTGCCTGTTCTTGATGAAGCAGAAGTAATGGCTTGTCTATATGAAGATCTTCTTACAGAAGAGGAGATCGACTCTATGTTTCCTAAGTCTGTTAGCTACGCGTTCATTCCGAGCAAGTCATGACTAACCAGGATCCAGTAGACCGTATGTTTGCAGAGCTGGATGAGTTCTATCCAGGCTCTAAGAAGAAGCGTCGTCCTCTGAATCCTCAGGCTAAGAAACCTAGAGTAAAAAAAGAAGAAGGATCCTGGGACTCAGATCCTCAGGTAAAGAAACTACCTAACGGAAGTGTGGTAGAATTATTTAGTGCAGGGGCTTTTGCTCTTGCGCTAGGTCGTCCGCTAGTGACTATCAGACTTTGGGAACGCAAAGGTTATATACCACGTGCACCTTATCGTCTCAAGTCTATAGTAGTTGATGGTGTAAAGAAGCCAGGTTGGCGGATGTACAGCAGAGACATTGTAGAGGCGACTATAAAAGCTTTCGAAGCCCGAGTGCTTATGGAAGCCCCACGAATTGACTGGAACCGACATACAGATCTATCAATTGAATTGATGGAAACCTGGAGAAAGATTCACAGTCAAGAAACAAACTAATAACCATGATCCACTGATCCTATGAAAGAAGAAACCAATGACCACATCACTACGTATCAACAAGTCAGACGTTCCAAACGTTGACTCATACACAACAGCAGCATCTCTAGAAGCAGATGACCTGTTTATTGAAGAGGACGAAAATACATCCTCACCAACATCCTCCAGCATTCAGACTGGTTGGAGTGCAGCCAAGAAGGCTGTAGCTAAATCTACTAAATCATTTGCAACTGACTTCAAGTTTGATGAAGATGTTCAGCTTGTAAAGTTTATTTCCGACGAACCAATTGTGTTCATGCAACACTGGGTTAATCGACCAGGAAAGAAATCATTTATCAGTATTGGCGAAGGCGACCCACTTGTTGAAGTAGGTAGCATTCCATCACAGAAGTTCGCCTTTACAGTTCTAAATCTATCTGATGAAGAACCACAAGTTCAACTAATGATTGTTGGTGTACGTCTCTGTGGACAACTTGAGAAGCTTGCTTCTGATAAGAAGACAGCACCTCTCAATCGCCCAGACATGTACTACGCAGTAAGTAAGACTGGCACGGGGACCAAAACATCTTACAGCGTTGTACCTGTTAAAGAACGTGACCTTGCTGAGGAATGGGATATCGATCCTGTTGCTGCTGCTGAGTTAATCAAGACCCTAAAGCCACTTGGACCTGAAGCTCTCCATACTTCAACCAAGGCAGAGCTTGCGGAGATTGCTCGTGAAATCGCAGCCAACGGATAAGTAGTCCCATCTTGTTGAGGGAGCCGGGTTTTTGAACCTCCTTTCTACCGGCTCCCTTAACCAAACCTTAGGAGCGCAATGAATATCATTACAACATCTGAACAGTTACAGGATCTTGTGGACTACTACATGTCACAAGACGCTTTTGTATTTGACGTAGAAACCATGGGCGACCATCGTGGAGATCCACGACAGAACCAAGTCGTGTGGATTGCTATGGCTACAACTGATCGTGTCGACGTTATTCCTATGGGTCATCCTAATGGAGAGTATCTTCGTACAGACTATCCTTTACTACCTTCTGCACAAGACCGCATCATTAAAGGTCTTCCTCTTCGTGCATCTGATTACAGTAAAGATGAGCGTAAAGCTACCAAAGTATTCGGAGCAGCTCCAGAGCAGCTTACACCTGGAGAAGTATTTAAAGCCCTTAAGCCATTGTTCTTTAGTGACATGCTTAAGATTGGCCACAACTTAAAGTTTGATCTACAGAGCGTTACGAAGTATCTAGGGCAATTGCCTACAAAACCATATGCGTGCACCCTCAACGCAGCTTTTGTCCTAGATACTCGTAACAACCATAACTTAGGTCTTGATGATTGTTTGAAACGAGAGTTTGATTACCACATGGTCAAGGGTGTTGGCGCACAGATTGAGGCCCATACCTTTGATGACGTTGCTACTTACGCAGGGCTAGATGCAGAGTGGACTTGGAAGCTATGGAATAAGTATGCTCCTAAGTTAGAGCGTGACAATGTTCTTGGCGTGTTTAAGCTTGAGATGGATGTGCTGTATGTGATCTCTCGCATGGAGCTTCACGGCGCAGACATTGATGTTGAGGCTCTTAAAGTTCTTAAAGAAGATCTTGAGAACCAGCTAGAAGAAACTAAGGCAACTATCTATCGCTTGGCAGGAAAAGCATTTAATATCAACAGCGTACCTGAGAAACAAAAGCTATTGTTTTCTAGTAAGAAGGAGGGTGGTCGCGGACTTAAACCACGCGTACTCACCCCGAAGGGCGTCAAGAATGATGAGGCAGGTAATGACCTTGTCATCTCAGATTTCTCGGTATCTGAACCAGCAATTAAAGCATTCATGGGCAAGGATGCTCTGGTTGACGCCCTTCTTAATTATTCTGACCTGAATAAGTTACTGACTACTTATGTAATTCCATACCTTGGTGGAGACATAACTAGAACAACTTCAGGCAAATCTAAAACAGTGGCTAAGAGAGCACTGTTATTGAACGGCAGGATCCATACAGATTTCATTCAGTATGGTGCGGAGACTGGACGTTTCTCTAGTCGTAATCCAAACCTACAGAACGTGCCTAACCCACGTACGCCTAATGGAAAAGCTATTAGAAATCTTTTTGTTCCACCAGAGGGTTACCAACTTGTTGTAGCTGACTACTCCCAGATCGAACCTCGCATTCTTTCCTCCTTTAGTGGTGATAGAGTGCTGTGTCAAAACTATCTAGACGGCGTAGACATTTACACAACTATTGGTGATACTGTTGGTGTAGACCGCAGTGGTGCTAAGACCCTTGTTCTAGGTATGATGTACGGTATTGGTCCTGAAAAGATTGCTACCTCTATCGGCGTGTCCGGTAAAGAAGCTCGTGACCTATTGGATAACTTCGCACGTAAGTTTCCTTCCATAACTAAGTACAAGCGTCAGGTTGTAGCAGAGACACGTAGACGTGGGCCTGTTCCTTACGCACTTACATATATGAACCGACGTCGTTACTTGCCAGACATGTTGTCTCGTGAGGTTGGAAAGCGTGCTGGAGCAGAGCGTCAGGCTTTTAACACTGTTATTCAAGGTTCAGCAGCAGATCTTATTAAGCTGGCTATGGTACGGGCAGAAGGACTACTGCCAGACAAGGCTGCAATGATCCTTACTATTCACGATGAACTGGTAACAGTTGCGCCAAAGGAAGTAATCGAAGAGACAGCTGCAGCTATTCGTGAGGCTATGGAGGGCATCAAAGCTCTGTCAATACCTATGCTAGCAGATGTTAAAATAGTAGATAAATGGGGAGAGGCAAAAGACTAATGTTTAATCGAAAGAAGAAAAAGAAAAAGAGCCGTGTTGAGATTAAACATGTACCTCTGCCTATACTAATGCGCCAAGCTATATACGACTCTATGTTAGAGCCTGCAGAAGGTATAGCAGAAGCTTTAGGGTTACCTCCTATTTCTGATGAGGTATCTGAGATGGAAGAGCTAGAGAGTCAAAAGCGTTTAGAGCGCTTTGCTAGTCTAATTCCTTTTATCGATTCTCATTCAGACTTAGCTTCTCGCATCACAGCTGCAGCTTATTTGCTAGATGATGATGACCAAGATCTAGATGTCTTAAAGCTTGGTGCTGATGTGGAAGAGAAGCTTGTAGATCTATTTAAACTTGTAGCGATATCTTCATCAGTATCCTGCATATCAACTCTTTTTAACTTAGGACTATTAGAATCAAAGGTGGAAACAGATGTCGAATAATGATTGGTGGGCTCGTAGATTAGGCGGTGGGTCAACACCTAGACAGGCAATGCCTCCTACAGGACCTGCTCCTCAGGTTCCATATGTACCTCCAGCACAGCAACCTAATGTACGTGTTGGGTATAACGCAGAAACAGATCAGCTAGTTACTAAGGCGCAGAGCGCTAAGCGTTCTGATACATGCCCTGACTGCGGATCAGGAAATTACTTTGCTCCGCAAGGAACACAGCGCATGCGTTGCTATGACTGCGGTTACCCTATACAACAGACTGGTTCTGGTATTGCAGGTACCGGAGGCAGCAGCTCAGGGCCTACACAGAAAGCAATTCAAGTAGGGCAGTCAGGCGGATTTAACCCAACAACAATCGTAGATAGGATCGGATAATGGCAGTTATTAACTCAGAGGCATTAAAGATTGTTGCACAGCTGAACAAGAAGCTAGGGCAGAATACTGTGGTTGCTGCAAGTGAAGTGATCCTTTCTCCACGTATAACAACTGGTTCACTAACACTGGATGTTGTTCTAGGTGGTGGCTGGCCAATGAATCGTTGGGTAGAGCTTATCGGTGAGGCGTCTCATGGTAAGACTGCATTAGCTCTTCGCACGATTGCTGCTAACCAACAGGCTAATCCTGACTTCACTGCGGTGTGGATTGCTGCCGAAGATTTTGATTCAAAGTACGCCGAGCTCTGCGGTGTTATAACTGAGCGAGTTATTCTTGTAGAAACTAACAACATGGAGGACGCATATGAAGCGGTTATTAAGTTTATGGAAAGCAAAGCTGTGGATATGGTCGTTATTGATTCTCTTCCTGCCTTGGTTCCTGGAGCAGAAGATGAGAAAGAAATGGATGAATTCACCGTTGGACGAGGAGCTTTAATCACCAACAAGTTCTTCCGCAAGGTTGCGTCAGCAACAAAAAGAGATTTGATTGACTCAGAGCGCCCAGTATTGGGCATGATGATCAACCAATACCGTATGAAGATTGGCGTTATGCACGGCGATCCTCGTACAACTCCGGGTGGTCTTGGCAAAGACTATGCCTACAGCGTTCGTTGCGAAGTAAAGCGTGATGATTGGCTAGAGGTAGGCACTGGACAGGAGAAGCGCCGTGTGGGGCAAACAATCCGTGTCCGGACAATTAAGAACAAGACTTACCCGCCACAGCAAACAGCTTACCTCGACTTTTACTTTGCAGATGGGGGACCAGTTAACGCTGGAGGTTACGATTCCGGTAAGGAAATTGTTGCCCTATCCATCCTCAATGGCATCGTAGATCGTCGGGGTGGCTGGATGTACTATAATGATCGTAAGTGGCAAGGAGCTCAGGCTCTTATTGATTCACTTCGTGAGGAGATTGACCTTCGTGAAGAACTCACAAGGGCAGTAATGGACACTCTCAAGGGTGCACCAGTGCTGATGATTGAGCCTGACGATGAAGAGTGAAGGTCAGAAGCAATCTCTAAAGCATGAAAAGCGTTTAGAGAAGGTAACAGGTGGCAAGCGCAGTGCCGCCTCTGGTGCATTTTGGTCTCGTAAGGGGGACGTCAGAAGTGACGACCTTCTTATCGAGCACAAGTGGACCGGTAAGAAGTCGGTAACTATCAAGTCAGAAGTACTTGAAAAGATTACTAAGGAAGCAATACTTGATAGCAGAACTCCGGTTCTTGGTCTGCATCTTGATGGCGAAAACTATGTGGTACTACTAGAGGAGGATTTTTTTGAAATGCGTAATGCATTAAGAGGTGAGTAGTGCGATATAGTGATGATCCAGCTTGGACTTGGAGATACGAAGCAAAGTGTCGTGGAGAAGATACAGAGATGTTTTTTCCACCACGAGATAAAGCTTTGTACAAGCCAATTGCGGATAAAGCAAAGGCCATATGCTGGGGTAAGGATGGAAGACCTCCTTGTCCAGTAAGAAAAGAATGTCTTAAAGAAGCAATATTAAACGATGAGTTGCATGGAATCTTTGGTGGGCTATCTCACCGAGAACGAAATGCAGCGCAGAGAAAAATTAAAAAGTTAGGTCTAACATTGGACCAGTGGCTCGACCTGGAGGGTAAGCATGGCAAAACCGACAACGATTCAG